TGACGCGGATCAGAACCTTGGCTTTGGAGGGTCGTTCTACGGAACCGCAATCTACAGCAGAGAGCGTCCTAGTGATGGTGTGCCAGAGGAGGCTACTACTTGGTCAATGGATACTTGGGGCCAATACCTAGTCGCCTGCTCATCAACAGATGGTAACATATACGAGTGGCAGTTGGACACCGGCACTCCTGCTACGGTTATTTCCAATGCCCCCACAAACAACGGCGGGATAGTCGTTACAGAGGAGCGCTTTATATTTGCCCTTGGCGCGGGAGGTAATCCGCGTCTTGTTCAGTGGTGTGATCGAGAAGACAATACAGATTGGACTCCAACCGCACTTAACCAGGCCGGCGACCTTGAGCTGCAGACATCTGGCGAGATCATGTGCGGGATTAGAGTACGCGGCAGGACACTGATACTAACAACTCTTGATGCGCACGTTGCAACCTACAATGGACCGCCAACTGTGTACGGGTTTGAACGTATCGGTACGTCATGTGGAACAATCTCTCGAATGACTGCCGTTGCAGTGGACGAAGGAGCCTTCTGGATGGGGTCTAATGGCTTCTTTACATATAACGGCTCATCTGTGCAGGAGATGCCCTGCGACGTCTTAGATCACGTTTTTAAAGACATTAACAGCGGTCAAAAGAGCAAGGCATTTGCCGTTAATAACTCTAAATTTAGTGAGATATGGTGGTTTTACCCCAGCGCTAGTTCGCTGGAAAATAACCGTTACGTTGTTTTTGATTACAAAGAGGGGCATTGGAACATCGGCGTGTTAGAAAGATGTTCAGCAGTTGATGCTGGTGTATTTTCAAATCCTATTATGTTTGACGCCTCTGGAAACGTATACAATCACGAAAGCGGATATTCTCACGGAAGCAGCCAGACGTTTCTTGAAAGTGGCCCAATATCAATTGGTGCTGGCGATCAAATTGCTAAGGTTAACGAGATTATTCCAGATGAGTTAAATCAGGGAGATGTTACTCTAACCTTTAAAACGCGATTCTATCCCAATGACACCGAGATCAGTCATGGTCCGTTTACGCTTCTTAACCCGACAGGCGCAAGATTTAGCGGTCGCCAAGTTAGAATGAGAATTAATGGATCTGAGCTAAAAGATTGGCGGGCAGGCAAAATGAGATTAAACGTAATTCCTGGCGGTAAGCGATGAGTTTAGCTGAGAACCCACCACCACCGCTTGGCCCAGACTGGAAGCCGTGGGGTGAGCGGTTGGCTAGTTTTCTGTCGAGGACTAAGTCAAAGCTCGCATACTACATTACTGGTGAGTCAGCTTCTGATGACGGGGTTATCTTATATGACCGCGCAGGTTATCCGGTAGTATCAAAAAATGGTGAGTACCGTCAGATTGTATTGGCGGACGGTTATGGTGAGTTTTCAGCGACTAGCAGCATTATTGCGGCGTCAGCAGACACTGCGTACAATATATCGTTTACGTCGGCAAGCGCTGATGGTGGATTGAGCATTGATCCCAGCGATAATACAAAAATTAGGTTTGCTGAGGCGGGAGTGTATTCTATTGCGGGACACCTGCAGCTTAAATCGTCAAGCGGATCAACGAAGACAGCATATTATTGGGCGGCTGTTAATGGAACTAATTTGGACCACTCAGAAAGGGTTACGGTGCATGCGAACGATCAATTTATTGTCTTGGCTGTTAATGATCAAATTGAGGTAACTGCAGGCTCTTATATGCAGGTAAGGTTTGCGGTTAGTGATATTGATTTATGGTTAGATGGGGATGCTGCAACTGCTTTCGCGCCAGCGTCTAAACCAATTGACCTCACAGTAACCAGAATCCGTCAATAAATGATATAATCGGGCATTTATGCAAATAGGGGTGTATGGAAAGTTTAGATAAAGAACTAATGCGGTGTGAGAGGTGGATTAAAGCTGCCTTAGATTACAGTGGTGGAACGCACACATACGGAGATGTAGTTGAGTCTATAAAGTCCGGGTATATGCAATTTTGGCCTGCTCAAAATGGCTGCGCTGTAACAGAAATTATATCGTTTCCCAGGAAGAAGGTTTTGCACATATTCCTAGCGGGCGGCGAAAAGAATCAAATTGTTGACATGGATGAGTCGGCAGTCGAGTTTGCAAAACAGCAGGGATGCACAGGCATGACAATTGCTGGCCGTAGAGGTTGGGCAAGGGTTTTATTAAATAAAGGGTGGACCGAGGCGTTCACTACACTGAGCAAGGATATATGATATGAGCGGTGGCAAGGGCGGTGGTCAAAGCACAAAAACTGAAATTCCAGTTTGGGCAGAGGAAGCAACAAAGCGCAACTTAGCAAGAGCTGAAGATGTTCAGCGAATTGGCTACATGCCTTATTATGGGCCGGACGTTGCTGCATTTAATCCAACTCAACAACTTGCAATGAAAAACAATATGGATGCCGCTGCTGCTTTTGGTTTAGCGTCTCCAGGGCAAGATGCAATGGCTGGGATGCCTCGCGCAACTGATTATAATGGCA